CAAGCCCTGGTAATTCTGCCAATAGCGAAGCTGTGCGTTAAAGTCTGACCACGCAAGGTAACGCAGAGGAACCCGCGTGTTACCCCAGTAGACGTTGATATTCAGAATATCAAGCGTCCGAGTTGCCTTTGGAAGATCGGAATAGTTAAAAGTCTCGGCACCCTGAAGAAGAGTGTAAGACTGAAGATCGCGCAGACACCCCGTATCGCGCACAAGTCGCACACGGGCCGCGTTGATGTTGTCCGTTAGCTCGGAATTTGTATAGAAATTCGCGTTAGCGTCATGCAGCAGCCGCCGGACTTCGGTAATGTAATCCGAAAGTGTTTGAGACATTTAATAGCCATCATTAAGCTACTTGAACGTTCGCTCCCCTGCCGTTTTTCAACGGCAAGGGAGCTACTTTGTCCACCACCGGGGCTTTGGAGTGGCCTTTCAACGGTCGTTGCGTGTCAAACCGGAACTTGGCGAGCTTACTCATCGCCTGTTCGACCTCATTAGACATACGCAGCCAACCGAGCCGGACAAGGTGAGGCGTTTTATCGTCCACACCGTATCCAAAAATATGTTTCGCCGCCAACAACGGGATTTCCACGGTGGCACCTACGGCAAACGTATAACGCTCGCCATTGAAACCATCTTCAAAGGAAAAATCGCCGTTGTTGGTTACGAAAATAGTGCTCATTACGGGGTCACAATGTCGCCGTAAACCTGAATGTCGCAAGTCGCATTAGCAACAGCCGTATTGATCTTCAAGAACAGCGCCGGAGCCGTGTAAACGGTCGTAGCTGCACCCGCCGCAAGCGACAGGTCTTGATAGGTCGTCGTGCTGGTGATATTCGACAGAACGCTAACGGCAGTAATGGCGTTCGACGCATTCCCGTCCGAGGACGTAAGAACGACGACGTTCGCGGTATTGATACTGCCGCTAGCATTCGCAACAACCACGCGGCGAACAATGTAAGACGAACCCGCCTGCACCGGCAGAATGACTGCCGCATTGCCCGTCGCGTTGAGACTTGCGCCACGGACGTTGACGACAGAAAAACTACCGAAATTGTCAGGAAGCAGTGCGCCTACACGGTTCGATTGCATGGGCTACCTCTTAGCTGTTGTATTGGCCGGTAGCGGCATTGCCGCCATTGACCGTCAGCAGAGTAACGGTAGCATTCGCGCCGCTGTTGCTGAACCGCACGTTCTGGCCGTCCGAGAACAGGACGCCACCAACGTTGGCCGCAACAATCGTCGTCCACGCCGAGCCGTTATACGCTTGAACCGAAACGTTGGCCGACGGAACCAGCAGATACATACCCGTCGGGACCGCCGTATTGCCGCTGGCCGATGCCAGGGCAGTAACGGTCGTCGATTGCAGATACGCACCGGCGTTGTTCGTGTTCAGGCCAGTGATGATGATCTTATTAAGTGCGAGAGCCATGTCTTTTCTCCTTTACAGCGTGAGAGAGTTATAGCCCGTCACCTTAGTCATCGACTTCGGCTTGGTCGAAACAAGCTCGGCGATGGTAAGGACCGCACCGACGTAACCGATCTGCCAGTTCGGCAGGGTCGATTCGAAGCCAGTGAACACGAACGAACCCTTCTCATGCACATACAGCGACATGTAGTTGCTGTTGATGAGATACAGGGTGCCTTCGGGGCAATACGGATCGGGATAGATCGGCACGCCAGCGACCATCAGCGCACGGAACGCGGCCTGCGGGCCATTCGCATCCGCATCAAAGCCGGAACCCGGAGTGATGACATACTGCTCTTGACCCACGTAGTCTTGCGCCAGCAGCGTCCAGGTGCCAAAGCCGCACACGCCAAACGTCGGGACTTCAGCGCCGTTCTTCACGGTGCCGCTGATGTATTGCAGGACGTTTTGACGAGTCGGGTTCTGCGAGCCAGCGGCATACTGCTTCGACTTCCACCACGTGTAGGTCGAGCGGTCGATATTGCCGTAGGTCTGCGTGCCCGTGCCGTCGTCAATCGCCGCCGGAAGGCCCGTAAACTGCTGAGCATTGCTGGTGTTGTTGTAGAGGGCATACGCCATCGCGTCCATCATAACGTTGGTCGCGTCGTTCATCCGCGCTTCAATCAGCGGGATAATCGCGTAGTCCTGCTGAACCGCACCTTCCATGCCGAGGAACGGCACGGGGGCAATCATCAGCTTAAGGTTGAATTCGGCGTTATACGCACCTTGCTGGACCGCCGGTTGCGCGAACGAACCGGAGCAATCCGACCACTGCGCGTTAACGAACTGGGCACCCTGAACCGGAACAGTGACCGACGACACACCGCCGGACGCCTGCTGGCTATTCGCCAGAAGAGCAGCCATGAGCGGCGTGCTGTTGTAAAGCTGCACCACCATCTTCGGAATAAACGCACGCCGGGTGACATACGTCAATTCGTTATACTGG